GTATCTACAAGTAGCGCTTCTAGTTCAGTGCGCATTGTTTCAGCAGAACGTGTATCTATCGTGTCATCAGCCAATTTCAGTGGAGACTTAGTCTTAATACGCAGATTCCATTGCCACTTAGTAACAGGGAACAAACAATACTGAAGAATATATTCACGAATGACTGGAGTAGTAGCGGTATCTGTCGTGTTCAAGGTAATTAATACCGATATCTTTTTAGAGTTGGTTCCCGATGGGAATGTCCAAGTACTACTAGTACCCCCTACTGACTGAGCAACACTCGGCGTAAGAGTAGTCCATGAATCGGACTCTTTATAGCGGTACGCCGCCGCGATTGAGTGGCCAGCTAATAGGGGGTCATAGTTAATTACAATCGAGTTCCACAACTTAGGAACTGTTGGTAGGTTAGCATCGAAATAAGAAGTTTGAATAAAGCCAGTTGTTTGATACACCGTTGGATCTTGCTTATAGACATACCCATCAGAGGTGCCTACCACTAAGATATTGTTTACCTGTTCCATAGAATAGATACCAGCATCGTTGGCGATACTACTGAGTTGTGTCATTCCGTGGCGGTCAAAGAGCCACAGTCCCGTGTTTGTTTCAGCAATACCGTCTTGAGCACGCAAACCAATAAAGAGCTTATCGTCAAAATACTTCATGGCTGAGACAACGACATTCCAATCATAGTCATCTTTAAAAGAGAACAGTGGGTCTAAGTATGAGGTATTATAGGTATATATCTGTCCATGATACGTTCCCATGAACAAGAAGGAATCGTAGAACTCCGATGTCTTAACAACTGTATGGTCGAAGGGATAGAGTGATTGCCATATGGTGCCATTAAAAACAAACGAGAATCCATTGTAGTATTTATCTACTAGGAACTCAGGCGAACCACCTGAGGCGATTAATTGCGAGTTGTACTCTTTAATGACATAGGGATATCCTGGTTTCTGTGGGAAGTCAATATCTTTACTAAGAGTCCATGTAGTAAAATCTGAAGTTTCATAGATTCGTCCTTGCGGACCTACTCCAGCGTAAAGTTTGGAAGAATATTCAGCCAGGGATAATACCTGTGATTCGGTGGCTGTGGCAAATTGTTTCCCCAATGTCCAAGCCGAACCATCGTAGACAACAAGCCTCGCATCCCCATTAATTTGAGATGTTGGGTCTCCTAATCCCGCAATTAAATGTTGTGTTCCACCCATGGCAGAGACAAGCATGCAGTTTACAGAGGTAGATGTTGAATCAAGTTGGAAAATAATATCCTTACCTGTTTGTACTGTCCACGTGGTGGGTGAATAGGTGGCCAAGTCGCCATCGGCATAGGGATTAGCGGTATTTACTGCCACATCCCAACCGACATCAGTTGCTTGTGCCGCAGCAGATAAGACTATCCAGTAATTAGTAGCCGCAGCCAAAGGAATTGCTGTTGGTAACGTACATGTTTTCCACACGTTTGTAGTGTCTGTAAAATTGGCAATTGTTCCAGTGGCGTCTCCCGTTATTAGTGCTCCCGAAGGCTTACTGGTATTTTCAGTTTCAAGTCTTACCGTTAAATCTCCTGTTGGTGCTGTGGCTGTAGCTTTTAGGAATAGCTTAATCTCTTTAATGTTGACAGCGGAAGTTACTTTAAAACACTGCCCAACTTTAAGTTCAGTTCCACCAGTATCACCAACCCTATATGTGGCATTTGTAGTAGTACCATCGCTAAGTAAAATATTACAATCCTTGCTTAATGTCCACGTACTCGTACCGTCCCATGAATAGATACGTCCAGTATCGGTACCAGCAAACAGGGTAAAGTTTGATGCGGGTGGTTGGGTTGTCGTTTCAGTGCCAGAAGTAGCATTAATCTGACCAACCAAAGCATAGGGGAATGAACTCCGAGCAATGTTTGATGCCCTTAAATGCGCTATGCTGTTTGCGGCACTTGACTCTATGTATAACCTACCAGCGATGGTCCTTATTCCAGAACCAGATAAAACAATGGTATCTATCAGCACATTGTCACGATATGCTTTAAATGTAGATATTCCATCAAATGTATAGGCATAATGATGCCAGTCTGTATCAGCAGCGTAGACCGTGCTTGTGGTGGTGCCGCTTTCTCCATCACCGCTATCAATATTCTTTTCAAACAATACTTTTCTGGCGGGATTCGGATAGCCTTGGTCAATTCTAAATTTCTTCTTGTCATTTTCCATCGTGTCACCGTACCGAATATTAAAACCTTCAATGGATGAAGTTGATGATTTAAAGTAAAATTCAAAAGTAAAAGAACCAACATCCAAAGAGCCACCCGCACCAGAAGCAACGCCTATCTTATTACTAATTGGGTCGCCATTAAATAGGGTTAGAGAACGACCAAATACCCCCGTTGTATTCCACGAACCTCCCCCGCTCCAACCCATGTCCAAGGTTCCTTTTGTATCGCTGGCGGTTGTCCCCGTACCGTCTTGGAATTGCCAAATAGCTAAAGAGTTGGCATCGGGCGTAACACCAAACATTCCATAAACACCGTTCCACCCAGCGTCATCTGTTGGTTGTTTAGATGCAGACTCACCTGAATATCCATAATATAAGTAATAGTTTGCGTCTGTTGAACTGGCTGTGATAGTGGCTTGAGTAGCAAACACGGTTAGCGTCGAGGTTACATAGTCCCTTGTGAGGTCTGTCCAAATAGAACCATTCCAATATACGATTCTCCAGTCCTTCCTGTCAGAACGTACTTTATTTGCTGTTTCTAAAGCAGCTGAATCAACAGTAACCCTAATGGGATAGCCAACTGGAATTGTATTTGTTCCTGCGGTTATGGTTAATTGTTGTCTATATCCATAACTACTATTCCACCAATTTTGTGAACCCCTCCATGCAGCCATGCAGTTTACCTTCGCCCCCGACTCAACCAATCCTGTAGATACTAAAGCTTTGGCGAGACTCACTTGTTCGATTTGTGAGGTAGCGATACCATTTGATTTCCAGAACTTGCCACCATCTCCAAACTTCTCTTGTTTGGCACCATTCCTCCAGTTAATCTGTGCCCAGTATTGCCAGAAGGTTGAGTCTCTATATGTAGAGTCACCACTACCAGTGCGGTTTACCCATTGTGGTGCACGTTTCTTTTGATAGGCATAGATAGCCTTTTGTCCACGGTCAAGAATGAAACCCTTACTATCGATGCCAATGTGAAATTTGGATTGAAAGGCGCTCATATTTCAGTTGCTTCAATTATTCCAGCATTAGTAATTGTGATAGCGTATTTTTTAGTACCATCATCGCTGTACATAACAAACCCTGCACGAGGAAAATATCCATCCACGTTCTGTAGTTTAAGTCGTGTACTACCAGTACCTGTGTGAGCGTGTAACTGGATATTGCGTATCTCGGAATATAGAGCAGGGGTTAGATGTTGAAAATCTACTTCACCTTCTCCAATAGAACCACCTTCAATAGCGTCTTTGGGTCTATACGCAAACTTTTTATAATCTCCTGCCATGCCCCCATTAAACAGTTAAACTGATTTAGAGGGTATTAGATAAATGATATAATACCTATATGGATAAAATCAAAACAGGCATCTGGCTTGTCGCAATAGCATTAATGGTATTTTTGTTTTTCTCGTTAGCTACAGAACAGATTGTTCTATAATTATTTCTTTTTGAATAGGTTCTTCAATACACTTGCAAATGTTGGTTTAGTTGCCGCTACAGTTCTACTTCCACCCCAATTTTCAAGTTTTTCACTAAGATTCTTTTCTGGGAAAATATTCCCTGTCTTTTGCCCAATCCAATCAATGGCTCCACCAAGGAATCCAGCTTTTTTCTGTACATCAGTCGTTGGGTTTTGTCGTACCGAAGTAGCATTTGCCAGTTCTGCGGGGGTGGCTTTGGTATAGTCTGCTGAAACTCTACCAGCAAGTTGTCTACTTTGTTTAACAGCTGATGGAAATAAAGGTTGACCTAATGAAAAATTAGGGGCTGCAGAATAATTTTGTGGAGATACCACGTTCCCTTGTGCCACAGATTTCCCAGCACCAGGTTTCATAGAACTAGGTAGTAATGGTGAACCAATTCCTGATGGGGTTACTGAACTAGCCAAAGTAGACGGAGTAACTGGTGATTGGGCACCACTCTCCATACCAGACATTGGAGGGACAACTGGGGGTACTACAAGAGGCGACACATTACCATCCACATTGATAGGAGCTTGGGTGGCACCCTCTTGAATGGGTTGCATTTCACCCTTCATGGAAACAACTTTCTCAGAACCAACAGATTCAGGTGCAACAATCGGACCTTGAACCTGTTGACGAATTGGTGAAGATTCCTCTGCTGATTGAGGAATCAAGTGAGGCCCTGCTTGTCTATCTTCCTGAGCCTTACGTAATAGCGAACCAAGGGCAGCAGCAGCCCCACTTGAGTATGTCATTTTCTTTTATTATTTTTAATTTTTAATTAACTTGTTAAATCAATAAAGCGAGGTTGTGGAGATTTCTTGGCGTATTTTAGAGCGTCCATATATTCAGCCTTGATGTCTCTAATCCACGCCTGTACTTGGTTCATGTTTGTACCATCTGGTTTAGCATTGTAGTCCCAATTCTTGTTATCCACAAAGTAACCCATGAGAGAGGAATATCCTCTTAGTGCAGCACCAAGAATAACGACTTCGAGTTTGTCTTCTGGAACATCAATTTCTTGGTTATCGGTGTAACTATCTAAATCGGTAAAGTTCATCTTACAGAAGACACGAAAGGGGTAGGTGACATTGGGAGCAGGGGTGAACCATAAAGAACCCGCATAGTGGTCCCAGCCGTTGTCTGCTTTAATCCATTCATGGTCAGTAGAGTTGCCATAATCCACCTCAATCTTCTCCACTTTAAAAGTTCCTGTGGGAAGGAGATAATCTTCTTGGTCTTCTACAAATGCGGTGGTATAGATTTCTTCTTTATAGATGTTCTTCGCAGGGAGACTCATTATCTCTTGACGTGCAAAAGCATCAATGTCGTTATTACTCCATAAATCAGCTGTGGATTCATATAATCTACGTCTTATTTCAGTGCGTAATTCTGCCTTAGTCATAGCAGAAGTTTAGAATACGAGTACGCAAGAGGGTATTAGATAAATCAAACTACTCTACCCCAGCCCTTCTTACTATCGTCTACACTGCTTTCCCAGACGTTATGAAGGTCATTCCAGAGTTTGTTGTATTGTTTGTTCACGTTTTCCATTAAATATCTCTCAGCGTTCTTTCTAATAAAGCGATAGTCTTTCTTGGTGAACTTCTTAACCGCCTGTACTGCATCTACAAAGTCTTGAAGGGTATTACACCTAAAACCAACTTTCCCATTAAGGGTGTCGTTTATGGTGTAAGGATAAACCCCAAAGTCAGTTGTGATAACTGGTGTTCCAGCTAACATCGCTTCAACATGGACTCCACCAAAACAATTATGTACAACACAATTATTGACAAGATATGTGTTGTCGGTCGTGTGAATATTAAAGACGTTTCCCTCGTATTGAGATATAGAAATTTCTTTTATTGGAACATAAAAGTTGTTTTCATCTTCTCTATATATAATTGATTTTCTTTTTGTATTTATTCCATCTGGATTAAGGATATTCTTTTTACGAGTTCTTAAAATATACCTATCTTTTTGATTCACTATTTTGTCTTGGAATAAGAATTTACCAGCTCGCTTATCACAAATATTTGAAATTAAAATATCAAATTTTGTAAAAATAAGTTGCAGTTGCAGTGCAAGTATTTTAGATACTGTACACATAGATAGATTTTTATCTTGTCTTCCTGTACCTAGAAAATAAGACCCATCTCCATCAATATACCCCAGCAAGAAATGTTTAAGATGTTTTTTTGGTAAGTCCATTATCCATTGTGGAATAACTTTATTTTCAGCTCCCATTCCAAAATTTTCAGCAAAATATTCAGCTAGTGGGTAGGCACTAACAACAACCTGAGAGGAATTGGTTTTGGTAAAATTATGGTTGGCTTTATATTTGAATTTTTCATAAATTATCTTTTCTACTTTCTCTATATATTCTGTCTCATTTTTATTAAAAGTAAAGCATAAACCTCTTTTTTCTATATATTTCCCGTGGTTTCGACTGGAAGTAATGTTCCCCTCTGCTAAATAAACACCAAATAACCACATTAAATCTTTGTCAATTTTTATACTAGACAGTCTTTTATTATTTATGGAACGAGACCGAGACTTAATATAGCTAGATAAACTAATAGATTTAATATCATTTACTATTTTATATTTTGGAACAATAAGATATTTATCTTTGGTAACATCTTCTGCCTTAACCCAGTCTGTTTTCTTTAATTTTCTTTTTTCAAAAACAGCAATTCGTATAGGATGTTCTTTAGTAGTGGTTACAGGAAGACAGTATCTGGGCTTTATAGTAATCAACTTGCCTGAATAATTATTCTTTATTGTCTTTAGAACCTTTCCTTGAGAGCCATCAGATTGAATTACACTGTCTCCAATTTCCAAATCTTCAATTTTTTTGTTACTTCCTAATATTCTCTCTCCTGGTAATAAGCACTCAATATATTCTGTAGGGGCAAAGACAGCCTTAGCGTGAGCCATTAGATTCTTTCTCGTCTTAACATCGGCATATCCCAAGTACTCCCAATTAGAATCGTGAGGAATGGTGTATTCCTGTGGGTCATTGTCTCGTAGAGAACCATCCTTGTCAATAAATGCACCTTGTCCAGCAAAAATTAATTTGTCTCCTGTAGCTTTAGTGGCTTGATAGGCAATCAGAATACCTTTGCGTTTAATCATTCTACCCACAAAAAGATAGTAGTCGTCTTTCTTGTCAGAGAACTCAACATCATCTGGGTCGAAATAATTTGGAATGCAACGATCGTAGAACGAGCCGTTTACTGATGCATATGGAGCATCTGATCCGTAAGTAAAGTTTTGGATATATGGACTCTCAAAGACTCTACTCCACATTCCATAAGGAACATCCTGAGGCTTTACAGTGCCTCTATATCCGATTCCAGACTCTACATTGAGATAGAGCTTCACAGCATCAGCTATTGGCTTGTGATACTGTCCTTGGGTACAGAGTAGGAAGTCATCTGGTTTCTTAATTTTATTGATATGTTCTATGGCTCTCATGTAGAACTTTAGAGTCGATGGTTTCTTAGGTCCTGACATATCATGACGGAAATCCATCTTTCTCCATTCATAATTTAAGCCATTACATTCAGGTAAATTATTACCATCGCCATAATCTTTTTGTATATCTTCTAGTGTATGGGTTTCTACGAAGTGAAAGTTAGGTGATTTTATATAGTCCTCTAATCTTTCTTCTTTTTCTTCTCCTCTAGCACCATAAAGATAAACCGTGTGACCAGCGTCACAAAGCATCTTGGCTAACTTAAAGTTCTTACAAGTAAATGCACATGAGCTGAATGTTTTTGATGTTGGTAAATGCACCAAACCTAATAAATGAAACGTGTATTTATTTTTCATAGTGTTTACCTGGTACTACTGAATAATAAGCCTTTCCATGACAACCTGATTCGTTAAGCATTTCCACCTTCCCCTGCCCATTTAACCAAGAGTTTAGCTTCTCCTCTTTTAATTCTTGTGGGTGTCCTTCAGATATAGGCTCATCTACCCATTCAAATATTCTGAGTATTTTGCAACATGATAAAGCATTCTTGATTATCTTCTCTGGGTCTTTGGTATGCTGGAGTACATTATAAAGTAGACACATATCATAAACTTTATCCGTTGTAAACTCCTCTGCTGGTTTCTTAATGAAGTCTATTCCACATTCTGTGTAACGGTTATACACCCAATTAGGATAGTCACAGGGGTCAACAACGACACATTCACCTTTGTTAATTGTTTTTAATAGTAAAGAAGATTCTCCTCCTCCAATATCTACAACCGACTTATTCTGGATGTCAATTACAGGATATTTACCATTATTCATTTCAGGGCTTAACCCCATCTTTTTAGCATATACAATTTGCTTTGTTTCTTCCCAGTAGGTATTGAAATTGCAAAAAGAGTGCCAATCAAGTTCCCAATTTTGGTCTTGTTTCCAACTCATTAACCTCTATTATATCATGAACTAGACGTTACTCACTCCGTTGTACTTCTTAATGTTAGTGTTGTAGAGGTTGGATATTTCGGTAGAGGAGAGGGCACGAGAGAATAAAGCAATTTCATCCATTTTTCCATTTAACCATCTACCTATCTCACCTGACGGATTCAAATTCCCAAAATGTCCTATTTCTAATGGTTTAGTGTTAGCAGTAAAATCAGTAGTATTAGCAGTCGTTCCTCCCAAAACACCATTAACATATACTTTAAGATTAGCTCCGTCATAAGTTCCAACAAGGTGATACCACGAACCTGTTGCAAAAGATGGAATGGTATATGAAGCTATTGCCGAAGCAGGATATGGATACCAAGATAAAATTATTGCTCCTGCGTCATTATATAAACGGAAATCCCAACCGCCTGCACCATAAGTTCCACCTGTATCGTATTTACACAGCAAACTAACTAAGGCTGAGGTTGCTATAGATGTTACATTTACCCAAACAGATACAGAACAATCAGCTGGGAATCTTAAAGCAGCAGCATCAGCTATGGTTATTTTTGACGAGCTTCCATTAAAACCAGCACCTTGTCCAAATTTACCATTGGCGGTTGAATATGTAATATTAGCGTCAGTTCCATTACCTCCCACCGTAGCCGTACTGTTCCCCTCAAATCTTGTATATTGAACTAAATTAGCATCTCCTCTTAAACTCGTACTCTCTAACTCAGGATTAAGGTTTACTTGTCCATTCAACTTCTTTACTCCTGTTTTGTAGAGGGAGTAGATTTCATCGGAGGTGAGGGCACGTGAGAATACTGCATAATCATCAAATATCCCAGAGGTGTAGTTTCCACCACCGACCCATGCACCGATAGCAAATCCATTTGCATAAGCTCCTGTACCTAATCCATCGTAAGCTGTTGAGGCTAATTGTCCAACCAAAATTCCATTTACATACCCGTACATATTAGTACCATCGTAAACATAGGCAATCTGATACCAGTTAGTAGTTCCCATTGTTAGGTTATAGTAGAACTTGGGGTTATTACCATTCTTGTCGTTATATCTTTCCCAACACAATCTTCTCGTTCCACCATTATATTGATATTGAATTTGTTGAATACCGCTAGTATTGGCGTTTCTTCTATCAAAAAATTGGTATGCTCCTGTTCCTATTTCGGTACTTAATTTAACCCAAAATATGGCTGATTGTGCCCCTCCATAATTTATTCCAAGATTATTATTTATCGAAAGATATTTCGTTGAATTTGACGCTCCTAAATCTGCACCATTGGAAAATTTAGCGGCTGCAAAAGTGGTTGTTCCGTTGTTAGTTAGAGTACGACCATTTCCCGAACTATCCGACACATCTTCTAGTTTGTAATATGCTTCTAAATCTGCATAATCCGCAAACCTCGTTCCAGCTATCTCCTGACTAACCATATAAGTTCTGTTGATTTTTTTTATATCTTGTGCCATGTTATTGTGTCCAAGTCAATGTAGGGCGAATTACTTTTGTAAATAATAGCCAAGACAAAGCCCCATCTTCACCATCAAGAGTACCATAACAAGTTCTAGTAGCTGTGTTTGCTGTTGCAGAGAAAGCAACTGTATGTCTATGAGCACCAGCATCTACATCCAAGTTTTCAGCTATATTACTCCAAGTTTTACCAGTACTATCCAATGCACAAGAAGCCACCGCTATCATTCCCCCATCTGTCGGTATTGTCTGTGAACCAGTAGTAAGTGGGTCTGTAGAATCCATGTCTGTAGAGGCATCTCCACCTGTAGCTGAATATGCTCCGTAAGAAATGTTGTAAACAGAAATATGATTTTGTGTTGAGTCTGGGTTGGCTCCAAATGTAACCGCTATTGTAGCTGTAGTTCCTAGTGGATAGGTGAGATAGAAAGTTCTGGCGTATACAACACCCTCATTCCCTTGTGTTCCTGCGTTCATAGTCAAACCACCAAGAGTACAAGAATTTATTGAAGCCGATGTTAGTTCTGTAGTAACACAAACAACCACGATTCTGTTTACATGTGCATCACCAATAGCCCGATTGCTATATGTGGCAACATTACTCGAAGAGTTTACTCCGCTTGGATTATCTGTTCTTGCTATTACTACCGCAGCCATTTTAGGTGTGTTCTATGATTACTAATTGAGGATTGAAGTAAATTGAGTCGGCACTGACTGCAATTCCAAGAAGTTGAATACAGTCATCTGCCCCTGATGGGGCGGTCTGGGTCATACCCCCTGCTGTTGCTGTATCAAGATATACAGGCTGACCAACAGTTCCCCAATTCCATGTATCATCTCTTGCAAATCCAATTAGTAAAAATGAACCAGCCGCATTTTCAGTGATTGTTCCTGATGACAAAGCCCAGCAAAAGGCAGTTGCAATAGCATCTGCATCGCCCAGTTCCATCTTGCCGTCTGAACCCATGTAACAGACTTGTCCCATTGTTAAAGCTGTTCCTGCGGTTAGTGTGGCACTAAAGCCTGAAATAGAGTGGTCTGCATCTGGGGTAGAGTCTGAAGCCATTGTTCCAGTAGCTCCCTTAGTACCCGTGTCACCCTTGGCTCCTGCTGTGCCCGTATCACCTTTGGCACCAGTGGTTCCTGTGTCTCCCTTAGCACCCGTGTTACCAGTGTCACCTTTAGCACCAGTGACTCCTGTATCACCCTTAGTTCCTACTCCAGTATCACCCTTAGCTCCTGTAACACCAGTATCTCCTTTAGCACCTGTAATACCAGTGTCCCCCTTGGCACCCGTAACCCCTGTGTCGCCCTTAGCTCCTGTAACACCAGTATCTCCTTTAGAACCTTGGGTTCCTGTATCTCCCTTGTTACCAGTATCTCCCTTAGCTCCAGTTGAACCTGTGGAGCCAGTATCTCCCTTAACACCAGTATCACCCTTTGCACCATCGACTCCAATTGTTCCATTAGTACCAGTATCTCCCTTGACGCCTGTATCACCTTTTGGTCCAGCTACAGTTGAAGCGGCTCCTGTATCACCCTTAACACCTGTGTCACCTTTTATACCCGTATCTCCTTTTGATCCAGTAGTACCAGTATCACCTTTGATTCCTTGGATACCTGTATCTCCTTTAATGCCCGTATCACCTTTTACTCCTTGTGTACCAGTGTCCCCTTTAATGCCCTGGGTACCAGTATCACCCTTTGCACCCACAGTGCCTGTGTCACCTTTAACCCCTGTGTCCCCTTTAGGACCAGCAATAGTGGAATCTGCACCAGTATCACCTTTGATACCAGTATCCCCCTTACTTCCAGTTATACCAGTATCGCCTTTTGTCCCTGCAACTCCAGTGTCACCTTTATCTCCGTTAGAGCCCGTAGTTCCAGTGTCTCCCTTAGTCCCTACTGTACCAGTGTCGCCTTTAGTACCAGCGACTCCAGTATCTCCCTTGGCACCTGTGACACCCGTGTCACCCTTAGGACCTTGGACTGTACTATCTGCACCTGTGTCACCTTTTGAACCTTGCACTCCAGTGTCCCCTTTAGGGCCAACTACTGTAGAATCTGCTCCAGTATCTCCTTTAGCACCTGTGACGCCTGTGTCACCTTTTAAGGTTGTGCGAATATTAGCGAGTGTAATTTTATTAGTCTCTGTAGAAACACCAGGAGTTACCACTACTGGTATTAAACTAGCATCATTTATAGTTGTCGTCGCTGTAAGTTCGGTAATCTTTTTTCCAGGATAGGCCATATTTAATTTGTTTTAGTCCAAGTCGGACTACTAATAGTTTTCTTCGTCCAAGCGGATACAACAGATTCTTCCAATAACCAAAGGTCTCCATCTTCATTAAGCAAGTTTTCACCGTCCTCTGTGAGAAGCCACAATAAAGTACCAGCACCTTGCCATGAGGGGTTATCTGGAGTAATCTTCACCCACGTTGTCATGGACAAAGATTAAACTATCGAGTGTCTAGGGGGTATTAGATAAACTAGTAGTACTTCACAAAAGGACAGGGACCATTACGCCATGCCGCAAAATGTTTATCTCCTTCAACTGTTTTTACCCAAAGAAAATTAAAACCATTAATTTCGAGGTATTTCTTTAAGTCTTTCATTTTGGGTTGGTGTAATTTACCAACTGAGTATTCAGAAGACGATTTAGGGGCATTAGGTGACTTCGTAGGTTTGTAAATTATGCCTATTATGCTTCCAATATTGTCTAAATACTTACTTGTCATTAATATGGGATATATTTCTTTACCACCATTAAGTTTTAACATATCAACTCTTGGTAAGTGAGAAACTATAAAATCAAAACGAGTAGCATCTGTATTGGTATTTTTGTCAGAGCGACAGACTGTTTGTTTATATAGTTTAGTTCTTCCGCTAAAATCTGCTAACTTATTTTCGGCGGTAATAAACTTTTCGTCATTTCCTTCAAAACCATAAACCATACCAACGCCTTTATCTAAACACCCCTTAACAAAATCACCCTCGCCCATATTAACATCTACCACAAGGGTTTGGTCGTCAAAGAATAATGGGAGGCTATCCGTTAAAGTGAAATCCATTTTTTGAAACTGGTTTATAATATCCATTATCAATCCATGGCTTATCACTCACTCCATCATGTATACGTGAGACAAACGGAGCTACCACAAACTGTCCTGCATCATCCATAATCTTTTGAACTATTTCTACTTCTGCTGGAGTCGTAACAATTGAGTATCCCTTTTTGTTCCACATTCCATAAGCCTGTCCAAAGAACTTCGGTCTTATAAATACTTTATCAGCAGCCTTCTTAGGAAGTTGCTCATTGATGGGGGTATAGGAATCAATAAAAATACAATCATTGTCGTTTTCATAAAGATTCTTTCCCCAGAGCATTAAATTAAGAAAATCAACAGATACATCAACGCCATTAACCACCACGATAAAATCACTATCAATTGGGCTATGGTGAACTATCTCAAAACAAGCTGAATTGGAACAGTTCATTATCTTTTCTTCTTGCTCGGCAGTTAGGTTGAGTGCGACTACTGGTATCTTTTTCATACGATTTTACGAACGACTATTTGATATTCCTTCAAAAGTAACTCATACTGACCAACAAAACAATTAAGAAAAGCATCCATAGCAATACAAGCGTTTAGATGGTCAGAAAATCCATTCCAAGCATAATCATCCATAATCATAATTCCATCCTTCTTAAGTAGTGGCCAGGAGAGGATAATGTCTTGTAAGGCTCCTGCGGCTCTATGGTCCCCATCAACATAGATGAAATCGTATGATATTGGAGATAGCTTCTTAAGAATGTCTTGTGAGTATCCTTGTTTAATAATTACCTTGTCTTTATATTCAGCGATGTTTTCTTTGAATCTTTCAATACCACCAATCTCAATTCCAGCAGCGATGTGTTCAACGCTTCCCTCAAAGGTATCAATAACAGTTAATCCTGATCCACCAGTGAGTACATTCTCCAGTAACCAGCGTGAACCCATTCCTTCGAAACAACCAATTTCTAAAAACTTTAATCCGTCTTTACCTTTATATTCTGCAAGATATTTATCGAAATTTGCTCGTGCGGTAATCTCAAACCAGTTCTGCGTCCATGTGGGCATGTTTATTATTTAGTTAATATTATTTGATATCTAGTTTCATCGTGAACCTTTTCAACTTCTACATCATACTTATCAAAAAGAATTGATATATCAGCATCATCAAAAAACCATAGATGTTCTGGGCACTCACTATTGTTTCCTACTGGAGTTATAAATAAAGCGTGTGCTCCTGATTTCATTACACGGTAGATTTCTTTGATTGCTTGTTTTGGAGATTCTATATGTTCTAGAAATTCACCACACCAAACTAAGTCAAAAGTATTATCTTCGTAAGGAAGCGGTGTGCCCGCAAACCATTGAACAACTTTGGCTTCTGGATATTTCTCTTTAACATCTTCTATTGCTTTAAGGGATAACTCTGTACCATATATTTCACAACCATCAAACGCTTGGAAATATCTACCAACTCCGCAGCCAATATCAAGAGCTTTACCACCGTTGTTTAGTTGTTTTAGTGTATCAATGATATAAGGATACGCATTAAGTTCTACCGTTCTCTTTCCAAAATAAATCTCATCGTAGTTCTCTGGAGTGTTTACGTCTGGTATATTTCGTTTGCTCATATTGGTCTTTCTTTTCCGAATGGAACTGCGTCTTTGAAGTTCGGACTGACGTCTATTTCTGTCCCTTCAGGTATCTTGTTTAACTTCTCTAATCCTTGTTGTATTCTACCATAATTGTGGTATCTTAACCAGATGCTCTCTGGTGCTTTGCATCTCCCATAGTGATAAATATGCGTATCGTCTGAGGCTACAAACCCTGCGTTCTCCCATACACACTTCTCCTCATTCTTCTTGTATAGTATCTCGTGAATAGGTCCACGATATTCATATCCAACACCCAGTTTGAAAGCACGCCCTTGATAGTCTGGATAGACTGTAGGATTATAGAAGTCTGGATTTGGTCCTAATTCAAAACGAGGCAACATTAAAGCGTCGTGTTCTTCTAATTTAGTCCTGATTTTTTGTATATCATCTGGAAACATACACTCATCAGCGTCTAAGAAAAGTAAGTGTGTATAACCTTCTACTTCAGCCTGTTTGATGACAGCATTACGAGCATCAGCGTAGTTTAGAATATTGTTCACTAGTCTAATTACTCCTCCGTCAAAACAACCCTCCATTACTTTTAGTGACTTCTCCCAAAATATTTCTTCTTTAATACTACCAATGATCTGACCTAAACATAGTTTCATAGGAGTGCTTTAATTTCGTAACCGACCTTTCTAAGATTGAATGTCCCTTCTACAAATTTCTGAGCTAACTTACCTTTTTCTTTAGTCAAATCCTGGTTATTATATGCCTGCCACATAGCAAAAGATAACTCGTCGGCGTTGATATCTGCCCACTTCTGTGTATTGTTGTACCAAGGAATCCACGTCATACCCTCTACTGGTATATATTTGAATCCAATTGGCCATGAGAAATCATTCTTTAGATACTCGTGTATTCCACCAAAGTTTGTAGATATGACTGGTTTACCTGCGGCCATCGCTTCCATCTGTGGATACCCCCACCCTTCTCCTCTATGGGCAGAGACAAAACAATCACCTGTGGCGTGTAGCCGTTTGATATCGTTCTCAGACATTTCATAGGAGATGTAGTATGTCTTAGGAAAGTCTGTTATTCTCGATTCTTCTTTCCAATCCTTAATATCCTTTCGTATCGCATTATTTTCGTTCTCATTAAATCCACCTCGATAAGTCTTTAAAATAAGACACACATCCTTCTTCCCTTGGAATGTCCTCCAGTAGTTCATTAGGAGGGCTTTAGGATTCTTTCTCTCTGTCCACTGAAAAATAGAATAGAACTTAAAGCCATCGAAGTTTTCTATTGCAAATGGTTCTTCCTTATTAATTTCTATTAATGGTTGGCTAATTACTTTTACTGGCACTGTCACCCCTGAATCTACAAATGTCTTTGCATAGGTTTCTGATGGTGTCCATATCTCATCCATCTTATTCATATCAGCTACCCAGCGTTTATCCACCCCAATAACCTCCCAGAAGATGATACCAATATTGCGTTTACCTTTTTCCACATAGTTAGGAAAGTTTTCAGGCGTGAGCATTATCAATTTGGTATCGTAATCCACCTTCTTCTTCTCCAATTTTAAGGCTAACTTACCGCCTTTATCCACATCTGTATTTCCATGTGCAAAACTTACTATTTGTGTTTTGACGTTTATTCCATATTCCACCATGGCCAGGAGAGTATTCCTAGCTGCCTGAGCATATCCACTGTGATCTAAGAAAACACTGCAAAACTTAACTCCATTCATACCTCTTCCATTCTGAGATACATAGACGCATTAAGTGATCTCTCAATAATTTGTAAATCTGGGGCACGATAACTACTAAGAATAACTTGGACAAGATTATCTGGTATCTCTTTTGTTTCTCCACCCTTAATGGTTACATGTTGAGTATTCACTCCAGCTTCAATTGCGTTGTAGCCGATGTTTTTTACTATCATAGTTTTTCTAGTATTTCAGCCATTTCTTTGGCCACAACTTCCCATGTCCAGTCTTTTCTCATCCATTCAGCGGCCAATTTACCTTTAGCAAAAGCTTCTATTTGATGGGTATATACATATCTCATCCAATACATAATCTCGCTAATATCCAGTCGTGCCATAAACCCAGGTTGTTCAGGGCGTCCATCAGGATAATCTATGGAAATTGGGTCGATGGGATAGTTGTAGCGACTATCTGCCACTTCTGCCAGTCCTTGGTAATTTGTGAGTATTGTAGGGGCTCCGGTGGCCATTGCTTCACGGGCTGGTAGTCCAGAACCTTCACCTCTAGTAGTAAACATAAAACAGTCCGTAATCTCGTAGAACTTACGCATATCTTCTGGTGAGAACATCTTGTCGATTATATGAATACGTTTGTCGTTTGGCACCCAATACCCAAAGGCTGGATTACTATTCTTTAAAAGCAACTCTACTGGCTCATTGTTATCAAACTCACTACAAAAAGCCCGTACGACATCTTGCCAGTTCTTACGGTCATCTAGGAATCCTGATAGGCTAAAGGTAAATTTGTCTTTATTGGGTTTACGTTCTATATATTTATATTGGTCTGGATTGAAACCTTGGCGTACCACGAAGATGGGTTTGGTTACTCCACAGTCTATAAATGATTGTTTATTGTCTTTATTGGGGACTAAAATGTAGTCCATCTTATTACATTCTTTCACCCATTCTTCACCGATTTTGGTATTCTCAATCATGGTGAAGCCCACTCTCACCTTATTGTCGTTTCTGTAGAATAGATTAGGAATAGATTTAATCACCCCAAGACGTTCTTTATGATAAGGTTTCTCTACCCACAGTTTCTTTTGGTCTTCGGTTAATGCATTATAGACTTCTGGGTCATCTTCCTTCTTCATCTTGCCAAAACCGATAGTTACACCACCTTTAGTTACCTTTTCTAGGGCAGTAGACCATTGCAGATTTGCGTTTGAATATCCTCCGAAAGGTCCACCATATCCATGCCAATTAATCTTTAAAGGGGTTGTAGTCATACTCTGGAAGAAAGTGCCTCGTCTTGTTAATATTCTTAAAACCTGCCCATTGTGCCTCAGTGAGTTCCACCTCTACATCAAGAGGAAAAATAACCTTATTACCATTGATTGATTGGAATACCCCACCCTCCACATTTGCCTGTTCTTTAGTAAACATAACTCTATATCTATGGCAACACTCCTCTAGTGACATTACTCGTTTATCAGAACGCATATATATATTATACCATCAAAAAGCCACCCATAAGGATGGCTAATTGTCAGGTTTGGTACGCGTCTGTTTTTAAATTATACCACAAAAAACCCTCGGTTAAGAGGGTTCCTTGTTTCACTCAGCGAGATTTAGGCTTTGTGAGCGGATTCGATGCGAGTCATCCAGAGGTCTTGCAAGATAACGGCTTTCATAGAAGCTTTCCATGTAAGCTTGTGTTTAGTCTTGTATTCATCACCGTGTCCACCAGGAGCGGTGTAAACGATATCGAAGTTGTCGAAAAGAATCTTGGACACACCATAAGCACCTTCAGCGAAGACTAAGGTCTGTTCAACAGTTGTGACTGAAGAAGCGGAACCAGAGGAACTGAGGGTAGGAGCAACTTGACTCATCCAGAAGTCGATTCCAGCGAGAGTTCCAAGTTTACCTTTGTAAAGATCTTCAGGGCGTTGTCTATTAATCAACTCACGGAAGGAACTGTCGGTCAAGAGAGTTCTCTCAGTGTTAGGAGAAATAACAGCACAGAAAGCACCGAATTTAGAAACTGGTTTTCCACCATTCTCTTTAAGCTGTTCAGCAGCTTTAAAGATATCTTCCATGGTGATGTAGTCAGTACTAATAAGGTCGGTTCTCTGAGTCTTTCCACCTGCATAGATGGCTTGTGAACCAGTTACCACGATATCACGGATTCTCTTGTCGATAGCTTCAGCAGCCTGAACAGATAAGAGCTTGCGCATGTTACCTGGGAGTTCAGCCCATGAAGTGTATTGACGTGCTTCGTTCCATTCAAGGCCATTTCCAAACAAGAAGTCTGGGGTGACGTTGACTAGAGTGTCAGCAATAGAATCTGGGGTCCACGTAGGTGAATCACCACTAGTATTAGCGGTATATCCAGTATCACTATCGAGTTTTGTAAATCTAATAAATCGGAATGAATTACCGTCTCCACGAGGCATCATGTCCTCTTGACCGAACTGTCCAAAAACCAAGTTATACTCGATGATGGGCAGGGCCTCTTTCATATACGAAACCTTATTTAGGTCCGTAGTGTTAGTTATATTGGCAGCAGCCATTTTATTTTAACAAATTATTAATGTAACCTGTTTATTTTCGAGATTGAGCTTCTTCTATTGCTGCATCAAGCTGTGCTTCAGTTATTTTCTTTTCTGTAAAAAGTCTATATAACTCATTTAATCCACCTTGTCCTTTGATGATGTTGACTAACTTATTAGTACTCACATCGGTGGCAGCTTGCTCACTGGCATTAGTTGGAGCAACCTGAAACCGCTTAGGTTGTGCGGTAGGTGTAGAACCTGGAGCCTCACCTAGGCTCTGGGAAATTTCATCGAGATAATCCCTGATGTCGTCGATAGCGTCGCTAACGTAAACCGTTCCTGGTTTAACGAAGCCACGTGGATTTTTCTGAATAGCTGTCTTGATGTGTGGAGGAAGGTTTGGATACTCTTCAAAAACTTCATTTAAACCATCCTTCATCTCATACTCTGCTGTCTTTAGTAATAGGTCATTGACCCACTCCTCTCCATTAGCATATTCTTCTATTCCACTATTGGATTTCTCTGCTTGTTGCCTTTCAAAGCGACTCAACTTTCTCTCAAGAGTTGATTGGCCTGAGCGCAGACGTTTGTTTTCGATTTCGAGCTTTTCCCATTCGCTCTTTGGTTTACCGAGAAACATCTCTTCGTCTGTTTTGGAGGGGGTGTTCGCCTCATCTGTTGGATTAGTAACTTGGACCTCTGGTTGAGTACCAGCGTCGGGAGTTCCTGCTTCAACGGATGTTGCAAGGGTTTCCTCTTCATTATTGGGCATATGTTTTATTGCCTACTTGTTAATGTGTGCATGAGAACAAAGTTCTCCGTACTCACATATCATCATGCCTATAGGAATAAATTGGTATTAGATAAAAATTATTTACCGACAATAGCGTCCATCCAAGCTTTTCTTTTTCTTTCTAATCCTTGTTTATAAAAAGGTGAACCTGGTTTTGTTTCCTTAATATATTTATTGAAAGCGGCTTTAGCGTCATTGATTTTTTGTGTCCTTTCGTAACTTTGTATTGAGGCACCTGTTGATGGAGAATATTGATATAGAGGAACTCCCATCTCTTGCAAGGCAGATTCACCTATTGATGGAGAGGTTGCTGAAACTTTTTGCTTTGTTGCAGCGTCGATTGCTTTAAAAACACTTCTAATTGGTGTTACTCCAAATGTTTCTAATAAGTGTCTAATTCTTCCTGACCATGGTAATCCTAAAATATCACCATCAGACAATGTTTTAACATCCATCGGGTCTTTACCTTCACCAATAGCTTGTGTCATCAAATAAGCATCACGATTAGTTACTTGAGAAAGAATTTCATTATATATTGGGTCTGGGGTTAGCCCCATTGGTGTACCAGAGTCCATTAAGTTGCCAAATGGATATAAGTATTTAGCGTTGAGATATTGTTGATTCCCCGTCTTTGGGCTCTTACTTGGTAGTCTTACGGCTTGTTTAAGATAGTCTGGTAAGAACTGTTCATCATTTTCTGGAGATAGTGATTGGACTGCTTTTTCTGTTCTGGCGATATTAACTAGTCTTTGTGGTTGTTTATATGCAGTCTTAGCTGTAAGTTCAGCCGCCTTCATAGGATAAGTAATAAAAGGTATACCAAATGGAAGTGGTCCTAATTGTGCTTTTCCAGAACGTAATTGTTTTACATAAGGAGAAACCTTCTGATAATTAAATCCTGTTTCTTCAGCAGCCTTAGCTGCATCAATCACCGATTTGCCTGCTTTACGTTCGTTTATAAATACCTGTAGTTTTGTTATTTCTTCAGTGGCGTTTTGTGCAGCTCCACCAGCTTTTTTAAGTTTTCCATAAACTGAAGCGTCTGGTTTAAACTTTGATAGTTGTTCTGGAACAAATTTACCTAATTCATTAGATGCAAATGTTTGACCTACAAGACCAATAGATTTAGCCTCTTTATAGAATTTACCTTTATTTTTAAATTCACTAATAGCCTCTGGCAATCTTGCAATTGAAGTAGCCGAACCAGATGGATTCATATATGCCTGAATTTGTGATGCTGGAATATTACGCATTAACTGTTTTGGTGACAAAATTGTTTTACCCTCTTTAAAGAACTTCGTCACCTTACTACTAACCGTGTCTGGCATAGGTGAAATGATTTCATTTAGATATGTTTCAATCTTTTTTGGAACCATCCTTCCTGACAAAATACCTAGTCTTTCAGATTTTGGTAATTTAACTAAATCTTCACCTTTATCAACATAGTTTTTGGCGACCCATTTAAATAAGTCACGTGTGGCTATGTTTTTACCTGTTCCATAAGCGGCTAAAGCAGCACCATAAGCAGGTTCTTTTATTTGTCCTAATTCACGGCTAACCTCTTCTGGAAGGTCAAGTCTTTTCTTATACAAACTCAAGTCTAGTCTTGGCTGTTTACTTTGGACAAAAGGAGCAGCCTCTTTTACTTTATCTAATTTGGAAGTATATAGTTTTTTACCATAATATTTACCCATAAATCTTTCATAGATTTTAGGGTCTGCGCCAGCTTTAATATCTGCCTCGGCTAGTTTCTGGAATTTTGCAAGTGTCGATTTGACTAAATTATCATTCTGTGCAATTTTTTTTAATTCATCTGGAGTTACAGCTCTCCCTGCTTTTTTTATTACTTCAGGTAATTCTTTTGTAATTGCTTCAGGAAGAACCGCTACAGTATTAACAATTCCAGCAGCGATACCTTTATCTGTAAATTTTATTCCAGAATCACCATAATCTTTAATTATTTCTGGAAACAAACGACTTTGTTCTATATCAAAATAGTTAATATTTGGTAACCTAGAGTCCATTGTATGTTTAGGAACTCTACCTAAATTTTTTAATTCTGCCCCCAAGCGAGCATCACTTCCTCTATTCCCAGATAAATCTATTAATTTTTGTCCAATTTCGAGAAGTTTTTCTTTTTCTTGAGAAGAATACTCAGACGGGTGTTTTGTTAAATCTAATATATTTCCGCTAACATTTATTTCTTTAATTGAAGGTGTTCCACCCATATTAATTGCCCTTGATTTAGCATATTGATTAGCAATATTTTTATCTTCTGAGAGATGAACAAATGGACTATTTCCACCAATATTAGATGGCTCAACCAAACTTCCCTCTTTTCTTAGTTGTCTCATTGTTTTTATAGAATCAAATTCACCACTTGTGCCATGATAGAATTTTTGTATGTTTTTACCAGCAGATTTGCTTTCTTCTGATAGTCCTAAAATATCACCCAAGATTCTTTGTGTCTCTTTAGGTAATTCTTTACCTTTGGCATCAAATTTGAGAGGTTTAGCTATTTCTGAAGCCTTTTCAGCAGCACCACTTACTTTTCGATTGTATTCCTCGTATTTCCTTAAAAATTTCTCAGGAGCAGAGCTTGAATAGGGGAACTTCTTTCCATATTCAATTATATTTTTTACCCCTGGAATTTTTTCTCCAGTTTCTACCGCCTTAGAAAGTAGTTTAGGAACAGCTGTTTCTAGTTTGGTTGCTTTAGAAATTTTACCAACAGGGAGACTTGGAATGGCAAAGCTAGAAGCCGCATTAAAAACAGTTTGTCCTATTTGATTCTTAATTCCAAGTTCTTTTGCTGGATTAACATCAAACATTGTAGTTCTTTCTTTAAGACCAGTAGGAATACTTTTAATTCCAGCGAGTAATCTTTTCCCAGCACTATATGTACCTTCTTCTTTTTGTCTTGCTTTTTCTCCATAAGCTCCTTTTAAAAATCCACCATAGGCATATTCTGGAGACTGTAAAACATCCATAACCTTTCCTAATCCAGCCTGGAGGGGTCTTGTTGCTTTGCTTATTCCAGCATTAAATTTCTCCTTACCAACATCAGTCATTTGGGGAGTAGTAGATGCGGTTCTGGTTCCTAAATTAATTGGAGTTGGTGTCGGAGTAATACTAGGAGTAGTTAGCTTCCTTTCAGCTCTAAGTTGCTCTAGGGTTTTCATTTCTTTTTCTTAAACAAATTACTAACCCAAGAAATTCCTTGTTGGATTATATTTGGTTTTGGTTGTGCAGCTGGAGTATTAGTTTTTGGTGGTGTATAACTCAAGGCGTTTTGGGTTGCTTTAATATCTTTTAGTGGGTCTGCCATACTTACAGTTCCAGTTTTGAGCGGACCAGTAAAAGACGCTGGAACCACAGTTGTTTGGGTTTGTTTAGGAGGTTGAATAATTTTACTAGGAGCCAGCGGATTAACAAACTTCTCAGCAAACTGTTTGGGAGCGGTTTCTGGCATTGGAACATTAACGGCTTTTTGTGCTGGAGCAACCACATTAAGTATGTTTTGTTTTAATGTTTCTCCATAGGATGGACCTTTGTATGTTGGCTCTTGAATTGGTTGAATCTGTTCTTCTGGTACTGTCTGGATAACTGCCGGTTTATTCTTTTCAGCTTGTGCTGCCGTGGTAGCTTCATTAATTACTTGTTGTAGGGGTAATATCGAAGTTGGTGTTTTAATATAGTCTGAAAGCTGCTTTCCTTCTGGAAGATATTGAGCATATTTACTTGTGTCTTTTAACGATGGTTCAAATCCAGTAACTTTTCCCTCAGTGTCTAAAAAGTATCTTGCAGATTCTCCACCAGCAGACGGAATATCAACGTAAAGTTTTGCGTCTTTTTTAACAAATGTTTGTCCATCTTTTGAAGTATAATCACCTGATTTGAAATTTGGGTCAGATAATCTTGCTGAATAATCGGCGGCAGTAAGAACATCGTCAAACTTTTGACTCTTAATCTTATACATTCTACCAAGACTGTCAGTTACATATCCTGTTGAAAGTGGATTCTTTGTGGATAACTGTGCAACATAATCAGCTCCTAAGACGTTTTTAGGTTGAGAAACTGTTAGATCTAAGTTATTCACAATATTGGCCATATCTCCAGTGAGTGCTGTAGCCATGTCATTAATACCAGCAGAACCGACTTCGGCTTCCGTCAATCCTAGAATCTTTCCCCAGTTGTTATTAAGCTCATTGTTTATATCATTTAAAACTGTTTTTACATTTGTTTTGCTACCGTTGTATAAAACTTTTGTAGCCCCAGAATTTTCAATATCTATAGCTCTTTGTTCCAAGTCTGCTTTTCGTGCAAGAATCATATCTTGTACACTCTGAACATATTCCTCTTTGGAAATAGTTCCATCTAATATTTCCTGATTAGCCTGAGCAAAATTAGCTTTATATGCCTCATCTTGTTGTGCCCATGTTTGTTTTTCTCCTGTTGGAGTAACACTAGATGTGGTGTTCTTTACTCCTGAAACTCCACTTATACCACTACCCGTAGTGTCTACATACCCAGTTCCTCTACCAGATGAAGAGCTACCACCTCCACTTACTTCACCAGTAATTGGGTCTACATAGGTTCCTCCTGTACCAACACCAGGTCCTTTAATTCTATTTCCACCTCGGCTCCAGTCCTTACCATAGACTATATCCTCACGCACATAGTCTGTAAGTTTATTCATGTTGTCTAAAAGGTCGGTATATTTACCAGTAATTGCTTCTCTTTCAAAAGCATCAAGGTTAGCTAAAAAGTCCTGAGCAGTAATCGTCCCATCATGATACTGGTTATAAGCAAGATTAATCCTATCAACAAGGTCACTCTTTCCTTGTTCAGAAGTTTCTTTCGCCGATTTGACTTCATAGGCTTGTTTGTTGACATCGGCAGCATTGGCTGCTTCGTCATATTGATAAGCAGTCATAGTGTCTCCAGCAGCCCTAAACATATTAGCGGCTTGACGATAAACACTAGATTGGTCGCTATAAACTTGTGATTGGTCTGATATACCAGCAATTCTCGCTTCTTCACGAGCAACGTATTCTTTGGCTTTGTTGACCTTATCCTCTTTTTCCCATTTAGCAATTTCTGACAGTTGATTCTCATAAACAGGATTACCTGGAAGCATGTTGGCAAGTTTACTACGCTGATAAGCAGCCACATCCCCCGCTTTCATACGACCAGACTGGTATTCCTTAGCTACCTGTTCATCTTCATATTTAACCTTCAAATCTTGTATTTCACTCTTTAAAAGTTGTTTTTCCTCAACGCTTAACCACTCACGATTCGCAGCCTTAGTAAGATGAGCCATTAACTCATCAAAACTAATTTCACCTCGCTCGTATTTCTTTTGAATTAGTTGGTCTTCTTGGGCAGCACGAGATTTGATGAGGTTCGTATTGTAGCCAGCCAAATCTCCACCAAATCCAGTTAGCACTCTACCTCTTGAACCGCTAAATCTATTAAGACCTGCGTTTTTTTCTGATGCGAGTTGTGACCTGTATGCGAGTGTGCTTATCATATTATCTTGTTCTTAATTCTAATGGTGCGGCGTACCAGTGTCTCCAATTGGGATTTTTTCTAATTTTCTTCATCTCATTGTCCCAGTTTCCATATTCAAGTCTAATCCGTGCCGCATCAGCATTTTTTTGTGGGTCGTTTAACAATTCATTGAAATTAGTAATTCCCTTCTCAAGTAACCTTTGTCTCCAAAAAGGTTTACTTAACATCTCGTTTAAAGTTCCACTATTTACCCTCATCGCTCCAGTATCGTAAGTGTTGTTTGTTTGAAGTCTCGTTGGGGCAACCATGTCTAATTCTGGATTTTCTCCATAATTAAAATTGTCTCCTAATCCACGGGCAATTTCGGCTCGTGTTCTAGTATTTTCTAAAGGATGTACCATTACTCTTGCTGCGTTTGTAGCCTCTCCAATATCATTAAATGAATTTAATAGAACCTGAGCTTTCTCTGGTGGAAGAGTAAATTGTTCATTGTTTTTTCCTGGTACCGTTATTTGTGGAATATATGGTTCAGGTTGTGGTGTTGGAGTTGGTTTAGCTTGAGCAATTGTCGGTTGAATATTGGTTGCTAAACTTGGTTGTGGTCCTTTCCAGTCTTGAGGGTCTGGGGACACTAGATTAGGATTTCTGGCAGGAATAGTAATCTCTTTAGGGGTTGTCGCCCATTTTTTAATTCCTCCAATTAGATTATCAAAAAAACCTTTTACTGTTTTCTTCTTATTTTCCATATTATCCTTGTTGAGCTAATAAATTTTGTCTAGCCTGTGCAATCATTCCACCAGGCGTTGAAGATGATGTTGTTCCACCAGCGACAGATACTGGCTGTGCATTTTGGTTTTCGGAGGTAGTTAGTGTTGGGGCGGCTTGATTAACCTCTGGAGCACCAGGAACACCACCTGGAACTTCAGGTGTCATCGCTTGTTGTTGAGCAACCATTCCCTGTTGAATACCAGGTAAGAGGTTATACATCTTTGAGCGATAGGCGGTCAGTAGGGGGTCTTCGGCTTCTTTCTTCATTAACTCTATAATCGCTTGTGGGTCTTTGTAACCCAGTTCTTCCCAAACCTTAGCAAAGGGTAGTCCCATGCTAAACTTATTAAGCACATCCACAATCTTGTCTGAAGCTGAGATTGGCACAATGTCCGTCCACGAGTACTCGCACATGCGAACCTCGAACTCACCGTTGGGGTTCATCCAATAATCACCGCCGAAGTATTTCTGTCCGAGTTTCTGGATTCTTTCGGTTACTCCATCAAGAACTAGTTCCCAAGCAATACGCAAGTCGTCAGTGACATCAACGATGGTCTGGAAGTCAATTGCTTTAGAGCGACCACTATCGGCTCCACCTGAACCAAATCCAACAGCGGGAACTAGAAGATCGTGAATAAATCCTTTAATGTGACCGATGTAAGTATCTACTGGATAGGTGTTAACTGTCTGACCAAGGGTGGAGAAGTCTGAATCTGGTCCATCAACGAAAATGACCTGTCCTGACCCTGGTTTAATGGATTCGGGGTTAAAATCAGACATGTTACGAGCAATAAACTTGGAATTTGAGGCTGTTCTGATGTAATCTCTGTCGTCATTTAAGACCTCATTCAGCTCCACATTTGGGCTCATTAAGTCATCAATTAAGCCTTTTGACCACGCTTTACCAGGGATATGCAGAGAATGTCCAATTATCCAGGGATTAAAGCCATATTCATGCACTACGTAGGAAACAATTTGCTCATCAATGAGGATTGCATAGGCTTTATCATCCGCATACTCAGTTACATAAGCCATTGGCTCAGTAATTTCGTCTTGGGTATTGGAAGAGAACTCTCCCACTCTGGCACTTTTTGCTCCCCACTCATCACCTTGTGAACCAGAGGACTCTTGTCCTTTAACTTCAACGTCTGGTTTAACCTCAATTCCCCAAAGATTCTTAATGGCGGAAACGGACATTAGTTCACGATGGGCTACCCAGTCGTATTCTAAGGCATCATCTGACCTCCAACCAACAGCGACATTCTCCATCTTCTCGGCGGAGATAACTTTGATTTCATTGTCCGATGGGTCAAGATAAACCTTTAAAGCAAAATCAGCATCAACACACTGGGAAAGAGTGGCTCGTTTAAATCCTCTCTTCCAAAACTTATTCTTCCAGAAGACTCTCTCTTGAAAATCCTCGACTGCTTGAGCATTAAGTGTCTCCAAGTCATCTGTTTGGTCAAGTGGTAATACTTTAACCTGAGGAGGTGTGTTGGAGATACTATGATAAATCTTCGTAATAGATTTACCGGCAAGATTGACCACCTGGTCAGCGTGTCCTTTTTTGGACTTCTGGGTTAGGCCAATAATGTTGGTATATGACTCGTGCTTACCAGCAAAGAACTCTCTTCGGCGTTTATATTCTTTCTTACGCTTATTTCTGTCTGGTTCTGAAGAGCCAACACGAGCGTTAATCTGCTTCTGTTTAGCCTCTAGTTCTTTACCTTTAAGTTCAATAGTGAGCTTGGAATTATCTAAATCTATATTTTTAACCATATAAGGTTGTTATGCGTAATTGATACAGTTTAACCCAGTGTATAACTACGAACTCTCATAGGGTATTAGATAAAGCTAATAAGACACCGCCCCTTTATGACGACCATAGGGGAAGTATCCCTCTTTGAAAGGGGTATCATCAATTCTTGCATCCAGAAAATCTATATCTACCGCTTTGTTTCTTGCTTGTTTGGGTCTTCTCATCATTAACCAATCCACACCCATCATGAGAGCCATTACACAGTCTGTCCTTAGTCGTTTATCATCCAGTTTATAGTTACTCATCTCAGATATTAACTCAGGAATATTGGGTGTTCTAATCGAACCCCACACTTTCTTCAAATCTTCCTTAGTGCCATCAGGATTAGTCCTGACTACACGAGACAGTTCTGTATTACCAGCGCCGTCTAGCGCAGCTTTTAAAGAGGCCAGACCTTCCTGTTTCTTACTGGATGTAGGGCCTGTTGGTCCTGCTTCAAAGGCAATGGGGTGTATTTCTTTTAAGAAAGCTAAGGCGTTTTTACCACCAGGACCAGAAGAGTCGATAATCAATCTTGCTTTAAAGTTATCCACAATCTCTTTTACCATCTTGTATTGCACGGGAACGGGCACTTCTTTGGCTTTAAATCTATCAAAATAAACCACTTTCCATGGCTCCTCGGTATAATCAAAAACGAGAATAACGGTATAATCAGCCCAGTCACTGGAGCCATAAGCAAAGTCCACCGAAACAAGATAGTTCCTTCCAACATATCCCTCTTTAAGCATCGTTATATTGGGGTCCACCATGTTTCTAATTCTGTCAAAACCGAAGTACTTATCTCCCAGTTGCACGAACTCACCATCAATAATCTGTCGTCTTAACTCAGGGTCTGCCACGTCCTCTATTTGTTTAACATAAGCAGCATCCACAAAGATGTTCTCATAAACAGAACCCTTCTGGGTGTACATGTTGGCGTCTGGTCGTTGCATTGCTTCCTCCGCCATCTCAATCATTCTCTGATAATCAAATCCATCTGGCTGTGGTGTACCAACAAAGTGAATAATGCCTTTAAAGTTAATCAAACGTGGAAGTAGGGTATTGGTGGTGAAAGTATACAACTCTTGAATATCAGAACACTCATCACCGGTGATATAGGCCAATGCCTTCATCTTAAAAGCCTTACCCATTTCATCATAGGAACGGGCTAGTGTTTTACTGTTGTTAAACCAAATCAGATGGGGCATTAACTGAGCATTACTGGAATCCTTCTCAATGGCCCAACCTTTTAACAAGGACTGATTCACTCTATGTTCTGGTTCAATAAATGTCTGTTTACAGTCAACGCAGTCGAATTTTTTGTCTTTCGCACTCTCCTTGTGGATTCTGTGTGAGTCACAGAAGGGGCAACAGGGAATGAGAAGATTCCCCTCAACGATATCCACGATTAGTCTTAGTAACTCTCTTGATTGCTCATACTCAGGTCCAAAGACAAGTGTCGGATAATCAATCGTCATCCACTCTGTCTCATTACGTGCCTTACCAAATAATCCAGGTTTAGTTGTTGCGTGCCAGATGTGCATGATACCCTCGCTTAATGTCTTGCCAAAACGGTTACCTGGGCGTAGAAAGTTAATAAGTTTAGTGGCATTACGCAACCATCTAATCTGACCTGGGTGTAACTGTATTCCTAAGATTTTATCAGCGAACTCTACTGGGTCTTTTCTGACCTCATCGGTGAACTGTTCAATCATTTATCTTCCACTACCTCCCCTTCTAATTCCATCTCTCCTGGGTCATCTAAAGGTACCAAATTCGGCTTCTGGATGAATCCACCGAATAACTTAGCTACTTGGAGTTTCAACTGGCTCTCACCGAGTTCCTGCTTCTTCCCCTCTAAATTAATCTTCTGCATTTTTGCCGCCATATTTAACTTATCTCTGGTACTTAATTCATCTAAGTTCTCCATTCCCTGCTCTAAAAGAGTTTGTCCTGCCTTCTCAAAAGTAACTGCTCTATCATAATCACGATTTAAGTCAACTTGTACACTCTGTGCCCTTTGCCCATCTGTCATCGTCTTAAAAGTATTATAGTGCTTCTTACCGAAATGCTTCTGGAGTGACTGGTAAATGCTACTTACCGACTTCTCCATTACTTTACTGTACTTTATTGCCGCTGCTTTCATGGTTGACTTCTGTTTAAGTACCATCTTCTCAATGTCTTTACGGTATGGGGAATAGCAGATTTGGCAGGGACGGGTGGTGGTGTCTTTAGGTTCCAATATCATACTTGACTATTATATCACTTATGGTATAATTACACTAGCTAGAAGATAAATCAATTTTTATCTAATACCATTTCTAAAAAGTAGTGTGGTATACTAGTAATTACTGAGAAATACTCAGGAGCTACAATCGTTAAAGGTTCACGACCTCTTTTTGGGGTGTTGTTGATAATAGTGAACTTAACGACATCAACACCAGCTCAAAGGGAGGTTTTTTAGTAACTGGATACCAAGTTTGTGAGATGGGTCCGTCCAGTATAAATGGCAATGGAATAAGCCGAGGCTTTAGCCTGAAGACCATAGTAGACCCAACAAAGCGAAGAGGGCTGGCTCCACACTCCGCATAACTAAATAGAACCAATCGGTTATTGACGACTAGCTGAACTAAGCGAACTGCTTACTAAAGTATGAATAACCGCAAGGAGATGCGAGAAACATCGCTATATACTCCCCGCAGAGATAAAGGATAATTGCTCCCTTTAGACTCATCGTGCTTCACCTTCTCCGCATGTGTGGAGGGGTGTATAATACCTCTATGACAGATAACAGAAAAACTTTAAACTACATGGGTATAGCGTTTTTAGTGTGGCTAGTG